GTTAAACTTCCTTTTACACTTGCAAAAGTACCAGATGTTAATTTGTAAATATTGTCTTTCGTTCCAACAAAAGTAAATACTGTGTTTGTATTATCTCTAAAACTACCAGCACCTTTAGCATTTTGTGTAACATTAGATGTTCCACTATAAGCAACTAAACCTTTAACTGGTTTATAACTTGATTGTGCATGATAAACATTGGTTGCTACTGTTGCTCCAGGATTTAAATGATCTGGTTGGTCTGGCAACCATTCACCAAAAGGTAATTGCATAATTTTTTCCTATTATAAAGTTGAAATAAATGGAGAAGCGACTGTGTTCTCACCTCTAATTTGTAAAGGCGAACCACTAACTTGATCTTCTCTGTCATTTAATTCTAATCGTTCCATAGCAGTTGCAAACATTTGTTGCCAAGTTTGAACTTGCTGAGGATTAATGCCACCTAAAAAATTAGCAGCATGAAATAAAGAACCATACAAATAAATTGCTGGGTGAGTAGTTAAAATATAATTTGTTGTAGTTGTATCAGATAAAGCATCAAATGATTTGTAATAATTTATATAAGCTGTGTAAGATGCGTCTGGTTTTGGAGAAAATCTAAAAGTATCTCCTAAAATTGTAAATGAGTTTGGTAAACCAGTTGTAGATGTTCCAACTGTGCTATCCATTTGTGATGGTGTTGTGTAAGTTAAAGGAACTTTAGTATTACCATTTAAAATATAAATATCTCTTACTTGTAAAAAACCAGTTGGCAGAGCTTCTGTTTCACTATCAATAGTAAAACTTGTTTGAGCTACCATTTTTCTAATTCTTAACTTTGAATTAAAATCAGCTTCTGTTAATTTAATAAAATCATCAGCTATCTCATCTGTTAAATCTGATCTGTTTAACCAATTTGCTATTGATGCTTTTAAAGTTGTGTAAGTAGTTAGTGCCATTAAAATTTACCTGATGATGTTCTGAAATATCTATAATCAGAACTATTTAATTTTTCTCTTAATATTTTTTGTTGAATGTCTTTAGGTAACTCAAACCAATTACCTTTGTTTTGATCTTTGTGATATTCTTTTGTCCAAATCTCAAGAATAATTGTTGGAATTGTTGCTATTCTTTTTAATCCCTTATCAGGACTATAACCATCATTTTGATTGTATAACCTTTTATTATTTTCTAAAATTGGTTTTACATCTAATGATCTTTTTTGAACAACACCCTCATTACCATTATCTAAAAAAGTTTCTGTAATATTTTTATTTACTTCTTCACTAATTTTTCTCATTACCGACCTTGACCCAAATATCTATGTTGATTTTTTTGTCTGCGTTCACCTTTTGACTGAGATTTTTTATGAACTCCCTTACGTTTAGGAGGTTTATCTCTAGGTATAAAATGGACAAACTTTTGTTTAGCCACTAAGCACCCATTTCAGTTACAAACAAATCTCCACTTGTACTTGTGTTTCTGATTGCAGCTATTTTTTCTCCAGGTGAAACTTTAATAATTTCATAATCTCCAGCATGAAGATAAGCATCACTTGTTGTGGCAGTTGGGGAAACAGCAATTGCATAATGGCAGCTATGAGTAGTTGCTATTCTTAAAAATCTTGTTTGACTTCCAAAAGCTGTTGAACAAGCCACAGATGAAGCTGTGAATGAAACTTTTTGTGAAGTTCCTGGTCTTAAAGCATAATTGTATGACATTAATATTTTCCTTTTTTACTTTTTACTTTTTTGCCTTTTTTCTTTGCAAAGGCTTTGGCTTTTTTCATTCCACTTTTTGTGTATGAAAACTTTTTTTTTCCTACCATTGGCATAATTTATTTCCTTAAAGTTGGTATTTGTGGGGAAGTATCGCTAGACAAGATCCCCACAAAATTTGTAATTATCTTCTGATAACAAAAGTTATTTCCATTTTAGAAGAATTAGTTGAACCACCATTTGTAATACATTCGATAGTTCCATCTTCTTCTACTCTGTTAAGAGCAGTAGGTTCAGCAGTTGCTACTCTACCAGCAGACCCTGAAGCTGTATGACTTATAGCTCCACCAGTTACTGCAACACCACCTATTTCAAAAGAGATAGCTGCTGTTCCTGTAGTAGTTGCTTTGTTGTGTGTAATAATTTTAATTATTCTTCCACCATCTGGTACACATACAAATGTAGATGATGCTGTTGATACATCTGGAATTGCAGATGTAATAAAATAATCGTTAAGTGTTCTCATGTTATTTTCCTTTTTGATTGCTTCGTTCCGACTTTAAAATCTTCAAAGACCAAACAAAATTATTGATTTAGTATTGATGGGGGATTGCTCCCCCACCAAATTAATTATTATGATGTAGTTAGATCGAATACTGCACCACTTGCTTTTTCGTTTTTAGAAACAAGTGTGTATTCAGCGATCATAGCTTTTTTCTCAGCATCACCAGTTTTTGCAAGATCCATAAGTTGGAAATCTCTTAAAAAGGCAACACACCACATATCAGGTTGTAGTACAAAACAATCTCTTGATCTTGAGAATCTGTTAGGTACAACTGTTAAAGCTCCAAAATCACTTTCGTACACATCTATGGAGTTGACAAGTCTTTTGTCTTCTGCTGAAGTCATTTTAGTTGAGCCACCAGTAAATCCTGATAGTTTTTGTTTATTGAAAGAACCAAGCATAATCATTGATGGATCTCCACCCTCATCCCAACATTGTTTTACAACGTCTTTAAGTTGAGCTTCAGTAAAGGCTCTTTGAGTTCCATCAGTTCTTGCTGTACCAGGTACGTCTGCACTTGATACTTGACCATTAGCACCACCAGTACCTTTACTTGTAGATGTTTGAATCCAAGAAGCTAGGCCAGATAATTTTCTAGCAGTTCCTGTAGCACCAGCAGTTCCAGTTTGGTTTAAACATAGAGTAGTTTCCATATCTCTTTTAAGTTCTTTTGAACTTTTAGAAATTTGGTAAGCTAATTCATTGTTTCTTCCAGCTTTATTTACTGCATCTTGAGTACCAGAAACCACAACAGCTTTTCTTGAAATCTGTGTGTGGTTATTGATTCTTGCAGTTGGAGAAACAGATCCAAAGCTAATTTCATCACCCTCTATGTGGTGATTATTACTTGCTGCTGCTGCTAGAGCATCAGTTTGCCACTCATGTAAAACACCAGTTGCTTTTTCTTTGCCAATTGCTGAAATTAGAGGAGTATCTGTCGGTGAGATATTGTAAATAATATCTGACAAATCTTCTCTATCACCAATCGCTTGATACGTTTGAAACGTATTAGTTACTATTGCCATAGTTATATCCTATTTGTTGAGGTTATTTGTTAGTTATCATATCTAAAAAGACATCTTGAGCAGCTTTCATACTGCCAGATTTTTTTAGACGACTAAACTTATCTCTCCTCAATTTTAAGTTTGCCTCAGATTTGCCTTGCTTAACACCTGATGAAAAAGGTTTGCTAGGTTTAGTAATCTTTTTCGCAATATTCGGTTTTGAATTTTGCATACTTCGATACTTCATAGCATCATTAACCAACATCACTATTCTATGATCGTACACTTGAGCAACTTCTTGGTCGTTAAACCCATAATTGTTTAGTGTGCTTTTCATATTAGCTTTTAAGTTTGAAGCCTTTGATGGATCAGAAAACTCTGGCATCTTAGATACCAATTTTCTTTGTTGATCTTTCAAATAACTTTCAAACTGTTGTTTTTGTTCTGCTTGAGTTTGTTGTAAAGATTGATTTAAAGCATCTTGCTTTTTTTTCAATTTTCTTTCCACTCTTGCAGCTTCTGTTGGATCTTCGTCATACAGTTTGTCTAAATCAGCAGAATTAATTTCTGCGTTTAGGTCTTGTTGAGCATTTAACAGTGTCTGATTCAACTCATTGAGTTTTTGAGAATAGTCTTGTCTTTGCTTTTCAGACTCAGATTGAAATTGTTTTCTCTGATGAGAAAGTTCTTCAGTCTTTTGTCTATAGTCAGCATCTCTTGAGTAACCATTTCTCAACTCATCAAGGGTAACGTCTAATTCTTGTCCATTTACTTTAACAGTATAAGATGGGGAATCTTCTTGTTTCTCTTGAGTATCAATTTGTTCTTCGTCTTGAGATACGTCTTGCTCCGAAACTTCTTCTTCTTCTGATTCAGTTTCTTCGCTTATTTCCTGTTCCTGAGGTTGATCGGTTTCCGATTCCTCATTTTGTGGTTCAGGAGAATTCTGTTTAATTTCTTCTTTTGGTTCTTCAGCTTTAGCTTCTTGCTTTGGCTCTAATAAACCATTGATTGCTTTTTGTGCTTTTGTGATGTCAGTTTCAGCTTCCTTTAGAGGATTTGCGTAATTGTCTGCCATTGTGTTTCCTTTGTAAGTTAAGCTCCTCTGAATGAGGTTGGCTTATCCTAACCTTAGTGATTAGAATTTTTTATTCTTGATACTTTTTCTATAATCTTCTAACTGCTTAGAAGCTAGTTTTCCTGTATCAATCATTTCTAATAAATTTTGTTCTACCTTATTGACCACATTGTAGGCCAACCAAAGTTTTTCTCTAGCATCTGTTTCGATTGCACCAGTATTAAATAAACTTTCTGAATATAAAGTTCTTAGTTTATCAAAACTTTCTTTTAATAAAGGATCTTGAAATAATGCCTTAGCCTTGTTCGCTTGTGTCAATTCCTGGTTGAGCTTGTCCTGTTCGCTGTTGTCCATCTAAATTATCTACTTGTTGTTCTAGTCTGTCTGATGATTGTTGTGCAGCAAGGAAAGTTTTATTTCTATTTGATGTTACTAATTTTTCTATATCAGCATCTGCTTTAATCTTAGCAGCATCAAGTTGTGTATTATATTTTAGCTCCATTTCCTTAATCTTAGTTTCAAAACCTAAAATAGCTTCTGCTGTTTCGGATTTTAATTTTTTAGCTTCTAATTCTAATTCTGCAACTTTTCGTTTTTCTTCAGATGCAATTCTAGTGAACTCAATTTTTTCAATCGGAGTTGGTGGAGGTGGAGGACTAGGTTGAACTAGCTCTTTACCCTCATCTGGATTAACAAAATAATTTTCAACATTTTTAAGTCCAGCTTCTTCAATAATTTTTGCAAGTGAATTATAAATATTTTTCAAAGTAACCATTGGATATTCTTTGTTACCTTGTAATTGAAAAGCCTGTAATTGTTTTTGTAAAATATTATTTAGCATAACAATTTGTTGATCTTTAGAACCAGCACCTAATCCAACAGTTATAGAAATATTATATTTGTTTTTCCATTCAGTAGGACTAACTGCTACAAACTTATTATTTAATTCTACAATTCTTTCTTTGTTTTGATACTTAACTGTAAGCTCAAATATTCTTCTAAATAAATCTTTAATACCAGTTTCTGCAAACACTCTGGCAATAAGTTCCATTCTCATTTGAGATTGGCTCATCAAAGTATTTACACCAGTTGCAGTTTTGTTTAACGCATCTGCATCTAACCCTTGTGAATATCTTGTAACACCAGTTCTTGTTTCTCTTACTGTGTCTAAGTATTCTAATAAAGGAAATGCTTGTTGTGAAATTGTTTGGTTTTGCATTGGTAGCATAACCTGACTTGGTGGTTGTTTAGTTCTTACAACTCCACCTGGTCTTGATGTAAGTAGGTCATCTAAATTAACCATACCATCCATTATGGCCACTCTGTTATTATTAGTTAGATACATATTATCTAACAACTGACGCATAACAGTTGATTTAACTAACTGCACATCTTCTACTAATTCTGAAACTGATCTACCATAAAATCTGTGTGGCATGGGAACAGGAGTTAAAGAACAGAAAGGAATAAAATCGCAAGGTTCATTTTCTAAAATTGTATTTGCGTTTCCACCAGCTACAATTACTTTTCTAAGTTCTGAAATACCATCACCATCCATGTCAATTTTAACATAGCAC